AGTTATATCTTTAGTCTTAGGCATAGTGTCCGCATTATACGCTTTACCTAATACTTCTGAAGCCCTATGCGCTTCTTGTACATGACGCATAGTTGTTCCTGCTGGTTGTATTCCTTGTGCTCTTGCGTCCCGATAAGCCTGTAACTCAGAGTTCCATTTCTTATCTGGAATATCTCGTTTAGCATCTCCTGTATTCATTTGGAGACCTAAACCTTTACATCCAAAACATCCATCAACTGGAGTAGGATGATGTTCCCAGTGTTTCATATGTCCCCTATATAACTGTAAAGTTTGCTTCTGTTACTCCAATGCCACCAGCAATTAATGCTGCTTTAGTGGCTTCGCTTACTATATGTGTGTGACCACCAATATAGAATTCATCATAATTGGCCATATCTTCATCCATTGGATATCTTAATGTAGAGTATGTCCCACCACTCTTAGCAACGCTTATACCTCTGTTTAGTTTATAAAAATAAAATAAACGATGTAGGCCTGCTGGTCCCTCTTCTACAACTGGAGTTGTAAATTTATATTCAGCCATTTTTCTCCTTAATGAACTTACTCCGTAGCAGGAATATTTCTACTCCTGCTACAGCGTCAATCAACTAAGCGATTGATGAACCTGATTCGATTCTGTATAGTGCCTCTTCACGGTAGCGTGCAAAGCCTAGTACGCCGTACCAACCCATTGGGCGGTGACGCATTAACTTGTCAACTACTGGTCCGATTACTACATGTGGCTCTTCTGCAACTGCCTCAGCAAGTGCTTGCTGTCCGCAAATGATTGTGCGGTAGTTACGTGCAGATGAAGCACCGTCAGTAGCATTGTACAGACGTGGAGACTCTACGAAGTATGCACCTTCGTATGTTCCAATTTCTCCTGCCCAGATGCGGTCTTGTGCAGAACCGTATTGGTTAGGAAGCAACCATCCTGCTGAACCTGTCTCAGCACGTAGGTCATGGGATACCTCTGGGTGGATACCAGCCCAGTATAGTGAACCCTTACGACCAGTAGCCTTGTTAGAACGTAACTTAGCAACAGCCTTGCGGATGTTTGCTGAAGAAATAGTTGCGGCTGCTGTGATAGTTCCAGTTGAAGTTGCTGTTGAACCTGAGTAGATTACGTTTGAACCGCCACGCAATGTTGTCATTGCTACAGCGTCGATAGAATCTGCTAGGTTGAAAGCGATAATATTTGCAATTGCAGGGTCTACATCTGCTAATGAGAATAACTCAAGAGCACGTGTTACCAACACTGAGTTACCGTACTCGTTAAGAGTAATGGTTACTGAGGTTGGTGTTGACATTGCTACTGCATCTGGGTCAGTTGTCTCTGTCAGAGCAGTAGTTGCTGCTGAAAGGTCAACGTAGCGTTGTAGAACAACGGTTGAGCCAGGAATTGATTGACGTGCTGGACGCTTGTCTGCGACTGAACGAATTAGTGGTTCAGAACGGAGAGCAAATTCAAGAAGACGGTCATACGCCTTCTGGACTAGACCAGCACCACCAGCGGTTCCGCCTAATGAGGCGGAGTCGGTTGATACATAACTGTTAGCCATTTGTCACCTCCAAGTGACTATGAACGGAATTATTGTTGTGAGCGAAGTACATCCAATAATGCATCCATTGAATCTGCATTATCGATGCGAAGATTTAAATCCTCTGCTCTGTCCGGGGTCATAGCGTTCTGTGTGAGTACATCTTGCTGCCTTAAGGCTGCTTTATCTATCTCACTTACTTTAGGCTCCTCATTAGCAACTTTAATTCCGAATAAATCGGCGTTATCATCAAGCCAGTTAGAAACTGACTCTTCGTTAACATCCTCTAAATCCTTAAGAACTAGTCTTGCTGCTTTAAGGTTGACACCCTTCTTTTCTAGGACTTCTTTAACTGTACGCTCACGCTGCACCTTGGATAATCCCTCAAGTTGCTCAGTAAGTTCCTTGATACGTTTCTCGTCAGCACGCTTTGCCTTCCGTAACTTTTTAAGTAAGTCACTTCCGTCACCTGCGTACTCATTAGTAGTATCTAGGTCGTCTTCGTCTTCATCCCAGTAGTTGTTGCTCATAGCAACCCACCCTTCTATTCGTTGTAGTCGCAAGCCTCAAATTCATTCGGGGAAATGGTTTGGCTCTTGCTACCAGTCTTTTACACCAATGGGGCTGGTCGGTCCATTAGGATTCTAGTTTATATTTGTCCTGCTGCTCTATCTCTAGAAGCAAATCTTCCAGATGAGCCTTGCAGTCTTGCAATTTCTAATTGCCTTAGTCTTTCAATTTCATCTAACTCTTGTTGAGTTTTACCAAATACGGCACTTTGTGCTTGCTGGGCTGTGAAACTTCCACCAGCAAATTGAGCAAGTGTGTTGGCTCTTTCAAGAGACTTTACTTGTCCAAATCCAGTTAATGCTTCATTGTATCCATAACCTTGGTTAGCAATACTTGCTGCATCTTCAAGGGTCACGCCTGCAACTCCTTGTTGTCTTGCTGCAGACATTACAGATACTGCCTGAACTTTATTCTTAAGTTTTGTTGCACCCTCTGGGCCAGTAAGAATTGCTGTCGCAATAGATGCCCTATCTACGCCAGGGAAGTAGGTTTGAAGGTCTTGCTTTAAGGCTGCAGGGGCATAATCAATAGCATTAAATACATCGCTAATTAGATTTCCTACCTCAAGAACAGACTTTCCTTTACCAATTACGGTGCCAATAAATTTTTGGTTTGCTATTTCTCCAAGACCTGCTTCTCTCATCAAGTCACCCATTGCTTGCTCGGCTCTGATGTATTCAGTAATGCTTGGTACTTCTATAGCCATTCCAGATTGTTGCAATTTTTCTAGTTGGAATATTCCTTCAAATCTTTGGGTAAACTCAGGAATAGCATTTTGTTGTCTAGCAGCACGAAGTGCTAAATTTAATGAGTCGTCAATGCTTGAACCAGACTTATAAAATCCACCAACTAACTCATAAAGTTTAGTAACGTATGCTTGGTTTGCTTCATTTTGTCCGAAAATTAAAGCGTATGTATTTTTGAATGTATCTGCAGCAAGTGTTCTTTGCGTTAAAGAAGTGTCCTCTTCTTCACCAGGAGCAACATTCTCAAATGCTCCATAATAGAATCCACCATTACCATCATTAAACTTCATTCTGCGTTTCTTTTTATCAGCAGAGTATTCCCAGCCAGCAAATGTGCCAGCAACAGGAAATTCAGTACCCATTGGGGGTAAAGGAGGAGTTTGCCCTCCGCTAGTAGGAGGAATTACTTCTGGTTTTGTTACTGCAGGTTTTTTTACAGTAGGTGTTTTAGTTACCGGAGTTCTTGTGCTAGGAGATGGAATAAAAGATTCTGCCGCTGGACGAAAAGTTTGTGTTGGCTTAGGTGGAGTAGGAACTCTACCCTCACGTTGATTTGCATTAACTGCCATTAGATAGCACCCATTGCCTTTCCAAGACCAGTTGCAGCATCTCTAGCAAAATTATTCATTGCTTCTGTGTATTGCGCTCTTTGGTCATTTAGTGCAGCACGCTTAAGGTCTGCATAATTCATAGGCTTGTCTCCAGATTGAGAAGCAAGGAATTGATTAATAATTGGTTCATCCTGCCATTTTATTTGATTAGGGTCTAGTTCCCAGGCATCTGCTACTATCTTAACTGCTGGATTTGCAACCTGTGCTACAGTAAGAGTTGGGTCTGACTGTAATCTAGATGCAAGATATGGATGTTCTCTTACAGCAATTTGTTGCAACTCTACAAGATACTCGTTAACAGTCTTTTTACCGGAGGCAATTAACTTTGCATCCGCAGCAATTTCCGCATCACTTTTGCCAATGATATACATATCTTTAACAAGTTGTTTTGCCTGTTGAAGAACTGCAATATTCTTAGCACCTAAGGTTGTTTCATCTTTGAAATTAACCTTTGCCCAGATATAATCAGAAGCAAACTCTTCTGGTTTAAAGAATGATGGGTATTGAGTAGTTAAAGTATTCTGAAGTTCTTGTTGAATCTTCTCTACGCTAGAGCCTGTGGCAACCTTGCTTGAAGTGGTTTTGACAACCGTTTCAATCTGCTTGCTTTGCTCTTTGTTAAACTCTTTGATAAAGTCATTGACGTCAGCACTAGTAATAAGACCAGTATAGCCATTGGCTGCTGCTACTTTTTCTAATAAGGCTTTAGCAGATGTTGCATTTAACTTGGTAATATTCTTGCTTGTGGTAGTTGAAGATGTTGGTGAAGAAGTTCCACCTAAAAATCCAGCAATTAGTTGCTGAACCTTAGCATCTAACTGTGCCTGTGTTTCGCCTGCCATTAATCAACCGCCTTCAAAGTATCGTTGTCAAAGTATATCTTAAGCATTGTCTGTAGTTTAGGGTGAAACGCTGACATGTTGGTATCAAGATAGGACAAATATGCTTCTTTAAATTTGCTCTTTCTTGGGTCTCTATCCTGGAAGGTTTGATAGACCTTTACGACCTCGTCACGCAAAGTCATAAACATCTTTACATCTTGCCAGTAATCTGTTGTTCCGTGCTTATCCATAAAGTCTTTATTATCAACAATTAACTTAAATGCTCTAGCATAATTGTAAGAATTGTCGCCACGCACACCAGCAGAGTACTCATCAAACCAGGCTTGACTTTCGCTCTTAAATACAGTCTGAGCCAAATTAGATAGATAGTTTTGCATTTCTGGGTGAGAACGCCAAGACTTGCCATCTGTAATCTGTGCTTTTAATGCATCTTTAACTGCATTGTATCTATCCCAAAGAATGCTCTTTTGACGTTGAGTATCTTCTTCTGCTGGAGTTAATTTAAGGTCATTAACTAACTTGCTTGTACCAGGCAGTTTAAGTTTTGGGTCATTTAGAAGTTTAGATATAGCAGTATTTCTATCTTCTATCTTATACTCAATATCTGCGCCAAGCAGACCAACCAATGATACATCCCCGTCTTTAATGTTAGCCAATTGCTTGACTAAATCAGAGTTGTCTTTAAATATTCTGTTATAGCCTTCAACAGTTGGTATTAAGCCAGGTATGTTCTTATTAAAGTCTTTAAATGTAACATTTTCTAGAACAAGTTTAGGTCCAACAGTTGCTAGTAATTCATCACCAGCAAGTGCTTTTGCTTCTTCTCTAGTTTTACCCTGACCTTGATATTTAGCAACAAGGTTAGTATAAGCATTGTCAATAAGGCTTGCAGGATTTGTATTTACTTTAACTGGTACACCCAGTGGAGAAACGAAACTTCCAGCGGCTTTTTGCCACCATAGTCCTTGCGCTTCTTTAATTGCTTGCTCTTCTGAAACTTGAGTCTTTTCAATTCCCATATCAAATAGAATCTTATGGTATCTATAGACTGAGTTTACAGATGCAAGGAAATCTTGCTTACCTAGTGGGGTAAAGAATGCGTTGTATGCTGCATTAGCCCAACTTGGAATAAATGCCTTGACTGGAACATCTTGTGGACCATATGGATATGCTCCAGCGTAAATCCAACCAAATACTTTTCTAAATTGCTCTGGACCTTTTTTACCACTTGCATAATCCTCAGCAGTTGGCCAGTTCTCAAATACCTTTGCGGTAGAAATTGATGTTATAAAAGATGGGCTAGGTGCGTTAAGTAAGAAACCAAGTGACTTAGCATTTAACTGTACGCCTTGACCACTGCCTAATCCTACATCTTGACTTCCAGGAAGTACAAGGTGGGACATTCTATTGATATCCTCTGTAGGATTACCGTTCTTGTCTACACCAAATGTTTGGAATGTTCTACCATAGTTATAGGTAAAACCTAATGCTCTTACTGGGTTATTAACGGCTAGTCTTCCATAGCGATAAACAGCATTAAATGCTGCGTTAGGAAACGCCATTACGCCTCTTAATGCATAAAGCACGTTGTTCTGTCTACGGACAGTATAAAATGTTTTTTCAACCTCTTGAAGGGCTTCTCTTTCAGCCGCTTGCTTTAATGCATTCCATTGAGAACCATTAACTTTAACTTCAAGTCCTTGTTTAGATAATGACTCTGCTTTTTGAACTAACTTGTTCATAGCAATTTCATTAAATGTATTTTCACGGATAGGATTTTCAGGACGGTTTAACCCTCTGAAAACTTTTCTCGAAAAATTAGTAAAGAACTTGTCTGTTATTGCAGCAGAGTTGGCGCCAAAGATTGCTTGTTCAGCATAACCCCAGTCAGAAGGAGCAATTGGGAATAATTTATCTTCCTTTAATGCAGGAGCAAGTAGTTTCTGTAACTCAATTGCCTTAATTTCACGCTCAAGCAAAATTGCTTGTGCTTCTTTTGAAGGTATTGTTCTGTTAACAAAAGCATACTTGTCTTTTACATATGCAACTGCATCAGCATCATCATAAATGCCAAATTGCTTTACATATAATCTACCCTCTTGGCTTGTGGCCCATCTTGCAAGGGTAGGGGCATCCGGGTTAGAAAGAATTACTCTAATCAATTTATCATTTCTGATAAGTCTGTTTGCTACATACTCTAATTGATTATAATATATAGGGTTTGTTATATCAATTGGCATGTTAGGCACTTTGCTTGAGATTATCTCAGAACGTGCACCAATAGATAGTTCACCTAAAATTGTCTGTTCGGCAGTAACAGTGTTATCAACTTCTGCTCTAATTGCTTTGGAGAAGTTATTACCTGTTTCATCATCAAAGAAAGATGATACTTTTACGTATTGTCCGTTGTACATACGGTAGTTATCCTTTTTACCGTAGTAACGTTGCTTAAACTTAGCACTTCTTCCAAATACCTCTGCTTGCTCTGCAGATAGTTCAGCAGACTCAACTAAGGCTTTATCAATATCATCATAAGTCTTTGTTAACTTATCATCGATTTCCTTGATAAGTTTACCATTGGTTGCCAATTTAGATATAGCAGTCTTGTAAGACTTTAATCCATCTTTTGCAGCATCTAATTGAGGCTTAATCTTCTTTAAAGTTGCAGGACTTGCAGACTTCTCTATGTAGGCAATGCGACGCTCTAATGATGGAGCATTTGCAGAAGCCTTCAGAGTGCCGTATGAGGCTGTCATTTCGACTAAGTCTGCCTCTAAGTCGTCCAACTTCTCATCTACTGCTTTTAAAGTTTTACTTAACTTCTTAAAGTTTTGTTGTTTTGCAGCAGGAGATACATCCCCATATAACAAGTCGTCTAAGCCAGCACTATATTCATCTCTAATTGCATGAAGTTTGCTAATGCTCTTTTGCTTGTCAATAACTGCTTTATTAATAGCCTTTATATCTGCCTTGTTTGTAATTCTTGTAGATACTTTTTCGCGAACCCAGTTATTGGTATTCTTTACAGAATTATTTAAAGCAGTTCCGGCAACAGAGGTTGCGGTATTCTTAATACCTAGTGCAAGAGAAGAACTTACAATTGGCTCAAATATAGAGTTTTTAGGAATGAACATTGGTCGAGCCAATGCATTAAAACTCCAAAGTCTGGTTAGGTTTTCATAAATTGGAGCAATAGTATTCTTGGCTACAGTTGCGCCTCTTGAAACTCCAGTTTTAGAAATATCAATAAATTGTTTTTCAATTAAGTCCCAAGGAGTAAACAAGTATGACTCAGCCATTTGGCTGGTTGTTTCAATGTTGGTTCTGTTCATTGAACCATCGGCATTAAATGAGTAGCCGTTTCTTTCAAACACTCCTTTGTTTGTACGAGTGTTGTTTAACATCTGGGCTACTTGAGCATTAATAGTCTGCTCGGGATAATGTCCATGATTGTACGCTATTACTTTTCCTAGTTGCTCATCAATTTTAGAAAGAGTAGAGAATCTATCTTCTGGAGTAACTGCTTTTAGGTAAGCCTGTTCCCATTCATTTCTTAATTCAGAAACTTTTCTGGAAGTGCTTGGCGTAACCATAACATTAGCGTTACCATCCTTAAGCGAAGGAATGCTATCAAAAAATGCATTTAATTCTATACGACCATCACCTGGACGCATACCTGAGAATGTTACGAATCTCAGTGGCTTTAATTTAGTTACTGAATTTCTGAATTTAATAAAGTTTACAGTTGGTGCTCCAACACGGCTTCCAACTTTCATGGACAAAATTTCGCCCATTTCATTTGCGCCTAAGCGACCAAAGTCAGCACCAAGAAAACCTTTACCTTTAAGTTCACCAGTTCTTGCTAGGGCCTTGCCCTCACGAAGTGCTGTTTCTGTCTTAATGTATAGGCTGGTTCCAATTTTTGGTTCTGCAGGGAAATAATCTAACTTTCCAAGAACTCGTAATTGGTCAGACTCATCAAAGAATGCATCTCTCAATGCTACCATTCTAGCATC